CTGAAGTTCATAAAGCTGGTGAAGATGTTGTGAAGATTGCTGCTGCTGTTCACGATGAGATACTTCTTTTGGTGAAAGAAGAGTACGCTGATGAATGGGCAAAACTTTTAAAGGGGATCATGGAAAGTGCAGAAGCCTTATGGCTTAAAGATGTGCCGTCTTTAGCTGAAGTAAAAGTAGGAAACACATGGGAGGAAGTACATTGATAGAAGTATCTAAAAATCATTTTGGTTGGTACTACAAAACCAAAAGCAACGAAAAGCGAGTAGGATACTACAGCAGTCTTGCTGAAGTAATGGTCGATGCCTACCGAGAAGAGTGCCCGACTCATAGTGATGGAACGTCTGAACAAAGAGATAATCAAAGCTCAGACGAGTGATCTTCAAAGAGCCGCAGACTTCCTAGAAGGAGCAAGGGAAGTAAGAGCAGGTTCTAAAAAACAAAGAAGATTATCCAGAGAAGCCCACAGAGAATCCTACCTAAGAAAAGTCGATAGACCGATTTCGTGGTAGAGTAGTACAACGGCTACATTTATCAATGGCTTTGAAGCACGGAAACAAAACTTATATGCAACTACTACTAGACCCTAATAGGGCCAAATTAGTAGAAGCTGAAGCTCAAAAGGAGGGAATTAGACCAACTGCTTGGATAAGGAAAACTATTTACAGTTCCTTAGAAAGTATCCTTCCTAGTTCTGTGTATAAGGAAGCCGAAGCTAAAGATCAAGTTGTATGGAGAGAATCTGTGAGGAAGAGAGTCGAAGGACGTTCCAATGCTCCCGATAAACCTTCAGAAAAACCCATGCAATGATTTATTTCACTTCTGTTACAGCAGAAAATGTTCCACCAGTAGCAAAGCTTCATCAATTTTGGGTCTGTGAACCTAAAAGACAAGGTAGAAATATGAACTATTGGGGGTATTCAAAGGAAGAGGCACATAAGAAAGCTAAACTTAATAACCCTAACGCTTCAATACTCTGGAAAAAAGAACTATGACCACTACGAAAGTAACCCCTAAATATAAGTTGAATGATCAGGTCAATAAAAAGAAAAACACAGGGATACTTTTAAAGATAGGATCTACTACTGGAACGATCATAAAGGTTATAGAAAAACGTAATGTCAGAGGTCGAATTTGTTATTACTACGGTGTCAAATGGCCAGATGGTAGAAGGTCAGAACACGCACAACACATCCTCAACCCTGCACCCTAAATGGCTGAAAAACACATCCCTGATACTAGATCAAAAAGCGATTTTAATGTACGTCAATCGAGAGATTTCAATGCTCCTCGTATTCCTAAAAAAGTAAGAGTACGGATCAAAGTAAATAAAAGCACTAAAGGATTCGGATTATGACAAACTCAATTCGTGCCTGTTCCCCCTGCCCTAAATGCTCTACCTTCAAAACTAGAGTTGTATGTACTAAGAGAGACGAAAAAGGAAACATTATAATCAGGCGTAGGCATTGCTATGTCTGCAACCATCGTTGGTATACGATGCAATATCCAGAAGTAGTAATAAGAAATAAGGAAGTTAAATGGATAGGCAAGAACGGTTCTGATGCAGAATTCGTATCTCTAGATCATTTACATTAAAAAACAACCCCCCGCCGCCTAAAACAGGAGGTTGTAAGTAAATCGCTTACCCAACGAAATTATAGATCAAATATCTTTCTTAACCAGTTTTTGAAGGTAGGTTGTCTTACTGGATTTTGTAAGCAAGCAATTTTTGCTTTACATCTTGCTATCTCTGTCAAACAATTAGCAATGAATTGTGATTGGTGAAAGTAACTTCTTTCTACCGCTTCACAGTGTCTTATTAATTGTTCTTTAGATGCACCTTCCGTAAACCATAAAATCTTTTTCTCTAGCTCTAATTCTTGTTCTACTGTTGGAGGTTCCATTAGTTGATCTAACAGAACGAATTGCTCATCTAAGTTCTCCATCTAATTCTTTACCTTTAGCTGCTAACCCAGTGTAGATCCCATGCATAGGATTGTCAGGGAGGTGACGACCATCAAGAACGTACCAACGCTCCATATCTAAGACTCTTTGGCGGTCTTCTTCTAACCATTTTGGATCGTAACTTGTCATTGCAATGTAGTAGTTGAATTAGGGTATAACCTTGACTGCAAGAAGTTTACAGCTTGATCATCAAGAGTATTTGTAGTCTGTTTTGCTGCCGCTTTTAACAAGTCAATTAATAATTTTTTACCTGCATCGCTACGCAAAAAAGCGTAAAGAACAGGTAGAAAAGGCTTGAATAGTTTTCTCATAAATAGACTCACTCTTCACAAGCCTATATAAAACCGCTACATTTGGCTTGAACCTGAGAGTCCCCATCACCCAGGGTTCCTTCAAGACCTCCCTAGACTCGGAAAGCAGAGGGAGGTTTTGTTGCTTAAGCCGATACTCAGATTAACAGGAATATGGAGCAAAAAACGATTGTATGTTTTTGTTCACACTGCCTTGAAAAAAGAAGGCAGATCGAGAGAGCTTACCTATTGAATACCGAAAAAGAACTAGCTAAAGTTAAATAGTAATTTATTAGGAGGGTACAATCTTACTTATTAACATTCAACAGGGATTTAATTAGATAGGCAGAACCCCCTAAGTTGTAGAGGACTTCAGGGGGTTTTGTTTTGGCATATACACCTCTACATGACATCCGCATTGAGGACAGGATAAAAAAGTAATCATTGAAAACTCTTCATGTAATGGTGCGTCAGAGTCACTACCCCAGATCAATTCATTTTTACAGTGCCAACAGTTCATTTTTTACGTTCCCAATGTTTTATTAATAACTCCAGTTCCTTAATCCTAGCCTTAGCCATTGCTATCTTTTCCTCCATCCGTTTGGATCTCTCTTAGTTGCTGTAAGAGTAGCAATATCCTTATCAATAGCGTTTAAACGATGGAAAATTTCACGTATATCTCGTTGTCTCTTATTTGTTTGATTTGCTAAAACCATTAACGCTCCAGAAATAGCTGCCCCGACGAGTGCTGCTAATAGTTCTTGAGGCATCTTTAACCTTTATTGTGTAGGCTTACTGTATCTTTACCTATGCCTTTATGGAAGATGATACCCAATTAGAAGGAAAGAAAGAACAAGATAGGGAATGGCTTGGCGATTTAGTTAAATTAATCGTGTTGATTTGGAGCGCATCGCTCTTAACTTTTTCGTACGTTAGGTTGCCAAATGGTCAGAAGATACTTGATTTCGATCCAACTTTTATAGCGTCGGTGTTCAGTGGAAGCTTAGCTGCCTTTGGCCTTGCCCCTTCTAAGAATGGTGGTGGTGGTGGAAAATTAGGCCCACAAAAGGCTCCTCCAATCCCTGACAAGGGCAAGACAGATCCTATAAGTGGTAAGAAAATAGATCCTCAAAGTGGAAAATTAATTTTATGAAGAAACTTTTCTTGCTGCTATTCTTGGCGGCTCCTTCTGCTAACGCAGATTTGACACATACCATCACCAGTTCAGCTCAATTGACAGTTTCTGCTGGAATAACACAAGCTGAAAGGATCGGAAGTTCTTACAGTGTCTCTGGAACGGGGGTCGATGTTGCGATAGGAGACGATGCTGGAAGATTGTCGAATGGAACGATTACATCAGGGGTCTATAGCCCTGGTACAGTTTTAGCGACCCAGAATGCAAGTTCTGGAGAGAGTTTCAGTTTCAGCCAATCATATAACCAAGCGGATGCTATAGCTGGCTCTGCTGTTACTACTGGTTCTGCTCCTAACTTCTCCGATATTACGTCTCATGCTGCTGGATCTGCTGGTGATTTAGCTGGTTCAGTAACAAGTGCTGGAGTTGTTTCGCTGACTGCGGGAGGAGCTGGATCAGTAGCCACAGGAAGTGTTATAACCTCAGTCACTGTCAAGTAATGCATATTCCAATTTTTATTTGTGCAACTCTAGTTATTCTTTTGTTAGTTTTTAATTTTTTAATGTATATGCATTATATGAATATAAATAAATGAAACGTTATCTACCGTTATTATTAATACTAAATGCCCCTCAGATCCTAGCTGTGCCAGTCGTTCCTAACTTTACCTCAGGAACAATGTCCGCTACAACACGTACCACTCAAAATGTTACTGAAACTATTGTCTCTAATGATTTCAACACTGGGCATACTTATACGCTCAATGGAACGGGTATTACTATTGATGGTGCGACTATTTCACCGCCTCCAGAACAAACGTCCCAAACGATTGATGGAGTGAGTTATACATGGACTGGTGCAGACCTAACAAACAAACCCAACGTCACAATTGCCAATCCAGGTCAAGCGTTCCAGTACGCAGAAAGTTATATTGGTCCTGGTTTATCAAATGTAACAACAATCAATCGAACAACAGTCTTAGAAAGTGTTACAGAAACAACCTCAGTCTTCTCGCAATAATATTATTTAGTGGGTCAAATGCGTTAGCTAATACTTCACAAACAGCAGCACCAGTAGCTAATACATCAGCCAGTTTAACTAATATGGCGATACAAACTTT